CGGAGGGTTTACGTTTATACCCTGATGGCGGTAAGCGCGATGAGAAATGGCATAGGAAAGTAGCATGACAAACAGTTTATATAATCCGTTTAGTCCATTAAGGCATTTGAATTTCTGGTCTGTAGCTGCTTTTGAATCTGACGGCGGTAGTAGTGGCAGTAGCGGTAGCGATGACAACCAGACTACTACGACTACAACAACAGCTACGCCAACTGTTAACAATTACGATAATATTTACGATGCAATTGACGCCGAGGGTGTTGGTGCAACGGTAAGTATTAATGGTCAAGAGATGGCTGCTGTTGCTGGTGACGGCTATCAGGGCAGTAGTTCTAGTGATGACAGCAGTAGTAGTAGCACATACGGAATGAGTCCCGGTCAGGCAAGTGCGATGGGCCAAGGTTATCAAGGTGGTGACACAGTAGGTGCGCCTAGTGGTGCTTCTAGCTATGACAGTGGCATGTCTGATTACGAGCAAGCGGCTTACGGCACTACTCAGGAAGATTTTTACAACAACCAAGCAACTACTGACACTGACTCTGGCAGCACTTACGACGAGATTCCTACGGCGACTCAGATAAACGCGGCGAGTGGTTTTACGGACGATGACGAGGATTACACGCCTACGTCTGCTGAGTTAAACGCGGCGATAGATGCTATTGGGGGCGTTAACTTAACGGACCCTGAGTATGCAGTGCCTGTTGATTTCACGACCACTGCGAGTGGTCAGGATTACAACACTGTTGCGGAAGCTGACACTGACGAGTCTGGTTTTCAGTATGTTGCAGATATTGATCCTGTTACGGGTGAGAATACTACTGGAAGCACTCTTGCGTCTAACGAGCCTGTGTCTGTAGCTCCTCCTGTTGATACAACTCCTGTTGTTGCCCCTGTTTATACGGATTCGGCAGGCGTTGAGCATTCGACTCAAGCGGCTGCGGATGCTGCGGATGCGCAATATGCTGAAGCGGCTCGACTTGAGGCAGAGCGCATAGAGGCAGAATCAGAAGCCGAGCGCATTCAGGCTTTAATTAATCAGGTTGTGACTCAAGATAGCGCTCAAAATGTTACTGATGTTCCTGTGGCAGAGGACGCTGATTTAGGTGCGGCTATTGAGGCTGCTGAAGCGTTTGATGCTTATACTAAGGGTCTTACTATTCCTGACGATGCTCCGATTACTTATGATGGCAATCAGCAGTTGGGCGCTTCAGGACAGTTAGATGATGGTCGTTATGATTTCGTAGATGATTTACCTGATGACCGTTTTGATTTTGTAGACGAGACTGAGGCTTTACTTGCGGAACTTGGCGTTGATGTTGATTTATTGGGTGATAATACTGATACTGGCATAAACCTTGAGTCTTATGACGATGCTAATGATTTTGTAGAAACTCCTGTGACTGATTTGCAGAAGGTTCAGGACCTTGTTGATTCTGGCGTTGACCGTAGTTTGGCTCAAGCTGTAGTTGAATCTGGCGGCACGCCGGGCGAACCCGCAGGAATTGATAAGTACGACTTTGGCTTTGATGGTGGCATTAAAGGCACTGAGACTGCGCCAAGCGTAATTACTGATTTAGCTCTTGGTAGTGATGATGGTTCTACTATTGAGGCTGACATTGCCGCTACGTTTATGCCAAGAGAAACATTTGGTGATGTTGTTCTTGGTGGCGGCACTGATGACGAAAGTTACACGCCTACAAGTGCAGAGTTAGAGGCCCAGCTTGCTGAACAGGGCTTGACGAATATTACTCCGGGTCCGTTGTCTGTTGAAGATCAAATTGCTCAGTATGACACTGGTGATCTTAGTGGAGTTAATTTAGACTTGCGAGACATAGGCCGTGGACTTGAGAATGATCTTTCGGCTGATCTTGCTATGGAGGGTTTAATTAACACTGGCGCTCTTGATGACACGATTCTTGACCTAAGTTTTGACCTTACTGATAATGATTCTTTAAAGAACTCTGACGGCACAAACTTTACCGGGCAATACAGAGGTACAAGTTATGTTGACGGTCAACCTGATACTGACGCAGACAACATAGACCTTATGACAACTGCTGAAGGAACTGATACAGGCGGCGCAACTACATCCACTTCTGGAACAACAGATGCAACTGGAACTGAGGCGTATTTGTCGGCTATGGCTAAGATAGAAGACCGTGATCCAAATGCGAAAGATGAGGTCTTAACTCTACCAGAACAGTACGCGCTTTACGGCGCACGCGGTCAGACGCCCAACGCTGCTGAGTCTGCTTATTTGAATGATTTGTTGTCGGATGCCACGCATAAGGAAGATGTTATTAATCCTGACACGGGAGCGGTTATTGCTAAAGCTGGTGATAAAGTAACGGCGCAGAGCTTTGGTGAGAAGGTTGAAGACGGCATTGTTTCATTCATTGACACGTTCCTTAATCCTTTGAGTATTTTCGGAGAGAAGTTTACAATTGGTGGCGCGAATGCGGCTAAAGTTGAGGCGCAACTAGAGGCGTATAAAAATGGTGGCACGTTTGTTTACGGCGAAGATGGCAAGACTGTTGTTGGCGTAGCGAGTCCAAACTTTGATGCCAGCGGTGATGGTAATTTAGACACAGTTGTTCTTTATGACGAAAGTGGCAACAAGACAGTTACTGGAGATGGCATAGCGGTAACGGATGTTATTGATTCAAACAAATTTACTGACACTGACAGTGAGAAATTTGACATTGATATTGTTAAATCAGTTAAAACTTATGAAAATACTGAAGATGGTGTTGTAGAGGAACTTGTTGGAGTCGTAGAAGAAGACAACAACGGAGATGACGATAATTTCATCATCTGCGAAGAGGGATTTGAGTTTGATCCTGTAGAGGGTATTTGTATGCCTATTGCTGGCGTTGGTGACGGCACTGGCACTGGAGGAACTACTATTGGCACTGACAAGCGGGACAGAACTGATCCTGTTATTGTTCGTCCAGAGCAGCCGACTGTTGGAGCTTTAAAAGTTAGAGGAGCCAAGCAGTTTGCGCAGGGTGGTATGGTAACTTCTAATATAGATAATTTCGTGCAATCGCTTAGAGGTTAAAATGAAAGACCTTGATGACTTTTCAAAGTTTCTAACTGACGAAGAGTTAGCCAAAGTAGCTCCTATGCTTGAGCGTCTTACTACGTTGGACAAGAGGGCTGATCAGCAAGAAAACTACATGAGTTTTGTAAAGCACGTTTGGCCTCAGTTTATTGAGGGCAGCCATCACAAAATTTATGCAGAGAAGTTGCAGGCTGTAGCTGATGGCAAGTTAAAGCGTTTAATTATTAATATGCCACCTCGTCATACGAAATCTGAGTTTGCGAGTTACTTGTTTCCGACTTGGCTTATGGGCAGAAGACCTGACCTAAAAATTATTCAGGCTACGCACACGGCTGAGTTGGCTGTTGGATTTGGTCGAAAGATCAAGAATTTGATTGAGAGTGAGGATTTTAAAGATGTTTTCCCTGATGTTAGCTTGGCTGGCGATGCTAAAGCGAGTGGTCGTTGGAGTACGAACAAGGGTGGTGAATACTACGCGGTTGGTGTGGGCGGCGCTTTGGCGGGTCGTGGCGCGGATTTGGCGATTATTGATGACCCCGTTTCGGAGCAAGATGCGTTAAGCACTACTGCTTTGGACAATATCTATGAGTGGTACACTTCTGGTCCAAGGCAGCGTTTACAGCCCGGCGGTTCAATTATTATTGTTATGACCCGTTGGAGTATTCGTGACCTGACTGCGAAGGTTTTGCAAAAGCAGAGTGAGAAGGGTGCGGATCAATGGGAGATCGTTGAGTTCCCTGCGATTATGCCATCTGGTAATCCTTTGTGGCCTGAGTATTGGAGCTTGGATGAATTAGAAGGCGTTAAGGCTTCTATTCCTGTTGCCAAGTGGAACTCTCAGTATATGCAGAACCCTACTGCTGAAGAGGGTGCGATTATTAAACGCGAGTGGTGGCAGAAGTGGGAGAAGGACGATCCTCCTCCTTGCAGCTATATCATTCAGAGTTACGATACTGCGTTTAGTAAGTCTGACAGGGCTGATTACAGTGCTATTACGACTTGGGGTATATTTAACCAAGAACAGACAGATGAGGATCATATTGTTCTTTTAGATGCTGTTAGGGGTAGATGGGAGTTCCCTGAATTAAAGGAACAAGCACAAGAATTGTATAAATTGTACGAACCTGATATGGTACTTGTAGAGCAAAAGGCCAGTGGGATGCCATTAACGCAGGAATTGCGCAGGATGGGCATACCTGTAACGCCTTTTACTCCAAGTAGGGGTGCAGATAAATTTACGCGAATGCACGCGTGCGCCCCTGTGTTTGAAAGTGGCATGGTTTGGTATCCTGAGACAAACTTTGCTGATGAAGTTATGGAGGAATGTGCAGCATTTCCGAATGGTGAACATGATGACTTGGCGGATTCGATGACTCAGGCTATACTACGGTTTAGGCAAGGTGGTTTTATCACCACGCCAACTGATTATGACGATGAAGATGAAATGGCGTTATACCGTCGCAAACGCGAATATTATTAGGAGGCTGTTATGGCACAAAAAGAAGCAATCATGAGGGCCTTGATGGAAGCGATGGGCAGCAGTCCATCCGCTCCTATGACATCTCCGCGTCCTCCAAGGCGTCCAAGGGGTTTAGGCGAAGCTGGTAAAACCATTTCAGATGCTGACCGAAAAGGAATGATGGGTCGCATACCACCTGTAGGTAAAGGTGTTGGTGGCGGTGACATGGAACTTTCTCCTGCACAAATTAAAATGCTTGAGCAAATGATAAAGCAACAAAATCGCGTAAGAGATGCTGAAGAACGCAAAGCATTCCCGCCCCCGTCTATGATGAAGAATGGTGGTGCAGTTCGTAAAAGAAAACCCAAAAAAGGCTGTGTCATGAAAGGACGCGGCGGCAAATATAAAGGAATAAAATAATGAAAAATCCTAGTGACAGTCAGGTTGGTCTTAAAAAACTTCCTAAAGAAGTTCGCAATAAAATGGGTTATTTTGCCGATGGTGGTAGCGTGGAAATAGATGGCGTTATGGATGAGAGCTACGTTGAGCCTCACAAAGCGTCTAAAAAAGGTGGAACCAAAGCGGGTAATTCTCGCGGTGGTGGCGCGGCTCTTCGTGGCACTAAGTTTTCTGGGGTGAAGTGATGCCCAAAGTAACCATAGACATTCATCTACCTTATGATGAGATGCCAGAATACGAGATGCCTGAAGATGAGGTTTTAATCGTTGAAGATGTCGTTGACGAGGAAGAATCAGAAGAAATCGTTATCACCTGTCCTACTTGTGGTTCGGTAATTGATGTTGAAGAAGATTAAGTCGCTGCAAAATTACGTCAGTGACATTATAACAGGAGTCTCAAATGGCTATTGAACAAGGACTAGGTGCTGGTGGTCTACCTGACGAGCCTGTAGTCGAAGACAACACTCGTATTTTAGAAATACCTCAGCTTCCTGCGAATCCGGGTCTTACTGAATTTGATGACGGTAGTGCTATTGTTGGAGAGTATGAGGAAGAAAAAGAACCTGTAGAAGAAATTGAATTTGAAGGTAACTTAGCTGATGTTATGGACGAGGGAGATTTAAACGATATTTCCTCTGACCTTGTTGGCTCTATTGAAGATGATTTATCCGCTCGTGAAGATTGGGAAGATACATATAAAAAAGGTCTTGAGTTTCTTGGAATGAAGACTGAAGAGCGCAGCGAACCCTTTGAGGGTTCTTCTGGCGTTATCCACCCATTACTTGCTGAGAGCGTTACACAGTTCCAAGCTCAAGCATACCGTGAGATGTTACCGTCTACTGGACCTGTTAGATCACAGGTTGTTGGCGCACAGAACGAAATGCTTGTTAAACAGGCTGAACGCGTAAAAGATTATATGAATTATATGATCACTTACGAGATGGAAGAGTACGATCCAGAGATGGATCAGATGTTGTTTTATCTCCCTGTGATTGGTTCTACATTTAAAAAAGTTTATTTTGATCCTTTGAAGGGTCGCGCTGTTAGTAAATTTATTCACGCTGAAGACATCATTGTGCCTTATGGCGCTTCTGATTTTGTATCCTCGCCTCGCATTACGCACCGTTTGACAATGGATTCTAATGAGATTCGCAAGTTGCAACTCGCAGGATTTTATCGTGATATTGATCTTCCAAATTACTCAGATGGCGATGACTCCTCTATGGGAGAGATTGAAGAGTCGATTGATGACGTTCAAGGCGTTCATCCTTCTGGCCCTTCTGAAGAACTTACACTGTATGAAGTACATACATCTTTGGACATTGAAGGCTTTGAGGACTTAGGACCTGATGGAGAGCCTACAGGTTTAAAGTTGCCTTACATTGTAACTGTTATTGCAGATTCCAATGATGTTTTATCTATTCGCAGAAGTTATGATCCAGTGGACCCTATGAAGCGTGCGAAGCAATATTTCGTACACTATAAGTTTCTTCCGGGTTTAGGATTTTACGGCTTGGGCTTAACGCATATGATTGGTGGATTAGCACAGGCTTCAACATCTATACTGCGCCAGCTTATTGATGCAGGAACGCTCTCCAACCTACCAGCAGGCTTTAAAGCCCGTGGCGCTCGTATCCGCGATGAAGATTCTCCCCTTCAACCGGGTGAGTTCCGCGATATTGATGTGGTTGGAGGGACCCTGCAAGGCTCTTTGATGCCCCTCCCCTTCAAGGAGCCTTCAGGGACTCTTTATAACCTCCTTGGCACACTTGTAGACGCTGGACGTAGATTTGCATCTATGGCTGACATGAAGGTTGGTGAGATGGGTGGAGATACACCTGTCGGCACGACTATGGCGATTATGGAGCGTGGCACTAAGGTTATGTCTGCAATTCATAAGCGTCTGCATTATTCTCAGCGAATTGAATTTAAGCTCTTGTCTAAGATTTTCTCTGAGACAGTGCAGATGTACCCATACACCGCAGATATGCAGATGGGACCTGAAATCTTCTCACAAGATTTTGATGCTCGTGTAGATGTTTTACCTGTTTCCGATCCCAACATCTTCTCTATGTCCCAGCGCATTGCATTGGCACAAACAGAGTTGCAGTTGGTTCAGTCTAATCCACAGATACACGGTGGCCCACAGGGTTTATATCAGGCGTATCGTAAGATGTACGAAGCGTTGGGCGTAACTAACATTGATGGCATTCTGCCTCCTCCCCCGCCCCCTCCACCTCCAGTTAATCCATCTAAGGAAAACCAGAACGCTCTGATGGGCGCTCCTTTGCAGGCTTTCCCAGAACAGGATCACGAGGCTCACATAGAGGCTCACATGGCTGTTATGTCTACTCCTGCGATGCAACTTAACCAACAGGCTATTATGGCTCTACAAGGCCACATACAGGAGCATATTGGTCTACTAGCTGAAGCGCAGGCACAGCAGGAAGTTATGTCTCAGATTCCGCCAGAGCAAATGCAGATGATGCAACAACAAATGCAAATGGCTCAACAGCAAATGCAAATGGGTGGTCCTCAAGGTCAGCAACCTCCGCCTGATCCTATGGCTCAGTTTAAGCCACAGATCGACGCTCTTGCGGCACAAATCATTGCTGATCTAACGGAAGAGCTTGTGCAGGCGGTTACGCCACCTGAACAGTCTGACCCTCTTGTTGATATTAGAAACCAAGAGCTTCAGATAAAGGCCGCTGATTTACAGCGCAAACAAACAGAATTTGAAGCCAAGCAAGAATTTGATCGTGAGAAAGAACAAAACGATGTTCTAACTGCGCAACAGAGGATTGACGTTTCAGAAGCGGCATTAGCCGATAAAACAAGAATTGCAGAGGATCGCATTCAAACACAGCGAGATATTGCGGCTCTAAACTCAAGCATGAAGGAATAAGGATATGGGATCAGTAAGAGATAAGATGGTTGAACAAATTCGTGCAGCGAAGCGTGGAACTGTCATAGCAGAACCTGTTGTAGAAGCAGTTGTTGAAGTTGTTGAAGAAGTGAGGGCGCGAGATGAAAACGGACACTTTATTTCAGATGATCCAGCCACTCCCGAAAACGAAGCGTGGACTAAAAAACCAAAAGCCAAAAAGAAAAATTCTTCAAAGAAAAAAACAACCTCCAAAAAATCTAACTAGGTTTAGCAAAATAGCCAGACCCCAGAGATTCCAAGGTATTTTGTGATTTTCTGGTATTTGTACTTGTAATTCCCGTATAGTTTTATACTATATGTGGTATGGATGCACTACATTTAGCAGAATATCTGTATAAAAGCATACGAGAGCGCGATGCCCGTCTAAAAGACAGGTTAGCGGACGGTTCGATACAAGCATTTGACGAGTATCGGTTTATAGTAGGCGAAATACGCGGCATGGCCTACGTTGAGGAAGAACTCAAAGCCGCGATGAAAGGTATAGAGTACGCGGATGACTAAGAAGTTATTTGTGCCAGAACACGTTGCTAGAGCAACGGCAAAGGCAGTTAAGAATGTTTCAGACATTCCCAAACCAATAGAAAATGCTTTTGGCAAAAGTGCCAAAGACAAAAACGCGGATGATCCCTCTGATATGGAGCAATCATCTTTAGAGAGATTACCACAGCCAACAGGCTACCGTGTTCTCATCATTCCTTATTATCCCAGCGAGAAAACAAAGGGTGGTATTATTGTTCCCGATGCAGTTCGTGAACGTGAATCCTTTGCCACTGTAGCAGCTTATGTTGTGAAATTGGGACCAGACGCCTACAGTGACCCCCAGAAGTTCCCAAGTGGTGCTTGGTGTTCTGAGAAAAGTTGGGTTCTTATAGGAAGATATAGTGGAAATAGGTTCAAAGTGGAAGGACTTGAGGTTCGTATTATAAATGACGATAATATTATCTCAACAATCCTTGACCCGAAGGACATTTCTTATGTATAAGTCAATTGAGAGCAAGGAAATTAATTATGTCTGAAGACATTAGAGAAGATGAAGAGTTTGAAAAGGGTACTTCCGTTGAAGTTGAAGATGATCAAGTAGAAGATACTGAATCATCATCAAGTGATGACGAAGAAACCCGAACAAATGTTCGTAGTAAGTCTTCTGGAGATGATGAGCTAGAAAATTATAGTGAATCAGTTCAGCGAAGAATTAATCAGTTAACTGCGAAACGTAAGCAAGCCTCTGAAGAAGCTCAAGCGGCACTTCAGTATGCTCAGAAAGTACAGCAAGAGAACGAGTCAATGAAGACTCGCCTCCAGCAAGTCAGCGCAGGATATAACAATGAGGCTGAAGGCCGTTTAAAGGCACAAGAAGCTCAAGCCACTCGCGCATACTCTGAAGCTAGTGAAGCTGGTGATTATGATCGCGCTGCTAAAGCTCAACAAGCTCTCGCCCAAATTGCAGTAGCCAAAGAAAAGGTTCGCAATCAAAAAGGTCAGCTTGAGCGTCAAAAGCAGCAACAACAGCAACAACAAAAAGTCGCGCAAGATAGGCAAGCACAGCAAGCGCCTGCGCAACAGGAAGCCCCTCCCCGTGATCCTAAATTAGATAGCTGGTTGGGTAAAAATAATTGGTTCGGCAGTGATCGTATTATGACACGAACCGCTCAAGCAATTCATGAAGAATTGGTTTTAGAAGAGGGATTTGATCCTGCATCGGACGATTACTATAAAGAAATCGACTTGCGTATGCGTAAGGAAATGCCTCAAAAGTTTAAGGAGAAACGGTCCAACGCCCAAACCGTTGCTCCCGCGTCTGGTAACGGACGGTCAGTAAAGTCAGGGCGGAAGAAATCGGTAGAATTATCGCCGGGTCAAGTTGCGTTTGCGAAGAAAATGAGAATACCACTCGACAAGTACGCGCGAGAAGTAGCTAAAATTGATAATAGACGGAGTGAATAAAATGGCAGATAGGACATCACGCGAAGCAAATACGCGGGAGAGCGCACAGCGCCCACAACAATGGCGTCCGGGTTCTGCTTTAGAAGCACCCGAACCACCAATCGGTTTTAAACACCGTTGGATACGCGAATCCGTAATGGAGTTCGACGATAAAACTAACGTACATAAAAAACGGCAAGAAGGATGGGACCTCGTTCGCGCAGAGGAATACCCCGATTATGTTGGCCCTGTAGTAGATGAGGGACAGAACGCTGGCACTATTGGTGTTGGTGGACTTGTTCTCGCTCGTATCCCCGTCGAAGTGGCTGAACAGCGGAACGCACACTATCAAGGTGTAGCACAGAATCAAATGGACGCAGTAGATCGTGATTGGATGCGTGAAAACAATCCAGCCATGCCAAAGTCTGCTGCACAACGTA